AAAAGAAGTGATTGAGGCAATTAAACTAATAATTTTAACAATGGCTTTAACTACCATTACAGCTCTACTTGTTGTAGAGTTAATAGTTAGATGGATTGATCGCTCTGATTGATCCTCTCACGAGCGCGCACGGGAACTCCTCCATTACAACCTTCCGTGTGCGCTCACCTACAATAGTTCTACCAGGCCCACTAACAAAAAATGCTTCTTACCACCAGGTTGTGATTTCCTTAATCTTTTCTGCTCACCTTCCAGGACACACCACACCACCTCTTTCTCAATTAACTCAGTCATAGCTCTACCAGATGTTTTTCTATTAACCCCAGTCATCTTTGCATAATAACTAATTGCATCATGGCTGCTCCAGGTTTCATATCTCCACCGCTCGCATAGCGCCCACATAATAAGCTTCGCACTCACGGATAGATCCGTCCGCCCGCACTCGCGCCTGTACCAAGCCCATACCACTGCTCTCACCCTGGAGAAGTCTCCGTCTCTCCTGGCTAGCTCTAACGGGACAAAGACTCCCGCTCGCTCCCGCTCGCTCGTGTGTGCCGTGATCCACCAGTGGTCCTTGTCTATTGTTTTAAATCTTTTCATTTCTTTACTTCTCTTTTTTCCCTGGAAGCTGAACCCCCTCAAGGGGTTCGCTTCCTATATACCATGGTATGGTATGGATATATGGGAGCCTCTTACTAGAGTTATGTCCCTATCTTGGTCAAGGTATGTCCCTAACACTCCCATACTATGTCCCTAACACTCCCTATGGTTATTCCACATCAAATTGTTTTTTTTGGTGATATACGAGAACCAAGGCATCGCATTTAGGGCAAGATAGATTAGTTACAATTTCGTAATCTTCATTGTCATAATCTTCGCCTGTATGATCGCCACCCCAAATTAATTTTTGGTTACATTGCCAACAGTTCATAATTTTCTCCTAAAAATTGTCATATAAATTACTGGTATCTAGCGGTTCATTTAATGGTTCTAAAACACCGTTGCGTCTAAATAATGTTTTTGCAGAATAGTCTACGCCTCCGCTGTTGGATTTTACAAGTGCGCCTCTTACCACCGCCATTCTGTCGTAGGGTACATGTTGCTCTTCACAAATCCTTTCACAATCCTCTGCACTTGCCAGGGCCATTGTGAGGCAGAACCTCTGCGAATCGACGAGTGACGAGGCGCCCCTCACGCTGGTTCTCTGAACCATCTGGTCATCTGAATCTACGGTTAAACCTTGTTTGTTTAAATGATGTACGGTTAGCGTGCAACACTGTAACCTTGCGCTTATGTTTGCACAGTAAGATCCCCACAACTGGCCAACCTCGTTACTACTAGAAACATTACCAGTGGTAAATGCCTGGAGCGGATCAAAACAAACCAATTTAATATTTGGTATTGATTTAATTTCTTCCACTAATTCCATTGCAAGATCCGTGACACCTTCTTCCCTCAATAAAATCATTGGTTCTTTCTGCTCTGGAATCGGAAAGATATAAACCTCATGCTCTGATTGGAATCTTTTTCCCAGGGGATCCAGGAGTTCTAGTCTTCTGTGGATCTCTGGAAGATCATCTTCACTGGCAAATATAATAGAGTTACCACGCTCAGTAACATCTTTTCCCCACCATCTTCCACCACAAGCTATGCACAATGCCAATTGGATTACACTTAATGATTTACCAACCCCACCAGACGCTGCCAGGAGTCCTGGTTTACCCATTGGTATCAATCCCTCTACTAAAAACTTTTGTGGTTCTGGTGTGCCTACCAGGTTACGAATAGCATACTTTTGTATACCAAGCTTGTGTTCCATCAACTCAGCTTTAACCTTATCTAAACCATGCTTTAAATATAAGTCATTGTAATCGCCACGCTCGCTGGGCAGACGCACGGCCACGTTGGGTATTGCTGCTGCACATTCCTGGGCTTTCTTTTCACCCACGCCGTTATCATCGTGATCCAGGGCTAAAATAATTCTAGCACCCGTCAGCTTGCGCAATTTAGAGACTGCATCCAACGTAAAGTTGGCACTAAATACGCAAGCCACGGGAATCTGGGTAGCTTCATATATTGTTGCGGATGTTGAGTAACCTTCAGCTACTACCAATCTTTCACAATTAGCTAATTCGTTAAATGTAATTCCAATAAGAAAAACATTACCTTTAATTTCTGATGCGGAGGCAAACTTTTTACCCCCTTTTTTATCTATGTACTGTATAGATCTGATGGCACCTGTAGTAGAATACACGGGAACAATTAAACTACCGTTAGATTGTTTCAACCCATAGTTTTTAACCTTTTTATTTGTGAGATACTCATGCTCGACAACATCGTTGCATTTATTAAATTTTTCCCGTATCTCTTCTGCCACCTCATCTTGCTTAATTTTTCTATCAATTTTCGCTTGCTCAGATGCTTCTTGCATTTGTTTATGTAAAGCTTCTCTGTCCACCTGGCTTAAAGTATTAGAATCAACTGAACTCCACTTACCCTCAAAACCTGTTTTCCAATTACCAAATGTTGCGAAGTAGTGACCGTGTAATTCATTAACAACATAATAACCAGACTTAGAACCGCCTAGGTCTGGCTTCATTCCAGGTAGAGCGACTGGCACCCTAACAATTTTACCTGTTGATTCCAGGTGATTGATTTGCAAACCTTGTGCCTGCATCTCATGTATTAAGTCGTTTGTTGTTTTTTTATGTGTATTTGTATTTTTAAGTTCTGGTATTATATTGTTATCTTTGCAGTATTTTTTTAGATCCATTTATAAGCCTTTCGTCATCTTCCCTGGCCCTGGCGTTGGCCCAGTTTAGATATTCTCTAATGATTGAAACAAATATTTTTTTTCTATCGTCCCTTTCCCATTCATGCAAGGGTTCGCCTTTGTTGTCAATCAATAATTTTTTGTATAAATTTTTGGTGGATGCTATAGCGTACTCAGTACCAATGTCATTAAGTTGCGCCTTGTTAGGGAGGCGTTCGCCTTCACCTAGTTTTTTTAAATGAGCCATACAGCATGCTCCAAGCCAATGTTCTTTGTCTTTCTTTAATAAAGGCCCCGCTGGTGCTTTACAATATGCACACAGCGTTGGCCTGTCGTTGTTGTCAAAATTAAAATGGTGCGTCATCGTCTAGCGTAGTTGATCCCATCTTATCAAGATCTTCCGCAGACGGAGATGCCTCTATAGGCTTCTCACTTACCACTTTTGGTTTTTTATCAGTAGGTTCCCATGTTCGGCCCCAGTCCTGGTCAACTTCAAAAAAGGTACTTCCTTCTTTTTGTTTGATAACGGCAGATACACTTTTACCCATAAATGCGGTTTCAGTATCACTAGGCAATTCTTTCAAGCCCATTGCTTTACACATTGCAAGTAATGACTTTAGACCATTTTGCACTACTTTTTCATTTTCATGCCTGGTTGTAAATAACGCGTCAACGGTTTGAGCTGTATCACCAACTTCAAATTTTGCGCTATATCCTTCCCAGTTCTGGTTTCTTTCGCTTGTTAATACTGTTTCGCCCTGGAAGTGCAACACATGCCTACCAGGTTTCAAATTTATTCTATCGTCATTTGTGACGTCAACCTTATAATTACTTAGATCCATAATTTACTCCTTGTTTAAATCCAACATTTATATTCAACACAATCATCCTCTTCAGATCCGCAATAGTTACAATAACCATCAGTAAATTGCGGATCTTCTCCAGGGTTATGCTCGTTATATTCCTCAGAGATTATCTCGTTCATTTCAACATCTCCCCTCTTATTGTTTCCCAGTCCATTGGTATCTCATCAGGTAAGTTGTACCTGTTTTTAGCTAAAAATGCTGGCTCTTCATTTGTGTAAATGATTCTATCGCCACTTACAGTTTTAGTAGTCATGCCACCGCTCTTGCCTTGTACCTTGATAGTACCAAGTTTCTTAGCTGCAAAAAAACATGCGTCTGAGTGTTCTAATAACAATGCAGATGCTTTTCTGTGCAACTTGAGCGAGTAACGGTCATAAGGTTCAATCCTGGGATCTTCTACCTTTCTGACTTCGCTATGACATATCTGGAATATCATCATGCCCTTTTCTCTAAGCACATTTAACGCGTGTATATATTTGCGCCAGTACGTCAATGTTTCGGTATAGCCTTTCCCGAAACTTGGCTGGTCAATCGATTTCCAACCATTGTCCTGGCATGCTTTTTCCCACAATAAATTTTCTAACCAATCTAAGGAGTCAACACAAACTGTTTTATAGTCGTGTGTTTCCTGCGCTAGCTCGTTTAGGTTCTCCATTACATCTTCAAAAGATTTGCAACGTATATTGTCCATTTCAATCTTTCCCAAACCGTCTTCCACGTCTAATAAGATAGGGTTTTTGGTTTGTGAAGCTAAATGTGTTTTACCAACAGCAGGGCCACCGTGAACAATAATTCTAGGTGGCTTCTGTTTGCTCTTTTTTCTTATATCAGCTAAACCCATTATGCAGACTCTATAACTGATTCAGACTCAACTGCATCTTGTAATCTTTTACTATATTCAGCTCTTAAAATATCAAGCTTTTCTAGTTCAAAATTTGCATTACCAACTAATTCATTTTTCTGTCTCTCAACATTAGCTAGTTTGTTGTAATGTATCTTATTGTCTTCCGTAAGATCGTCATACGCATATTCAGTTCCACCCTCTTCAAAGCTAAACTTTATAGGTTCTTGTTGTACTTCACTCATTTTTTTTCCTTGTTATTAAGTTTATATAAATCGCAGATGCTTCTTGCGTTACACCAGCGACAATGATCCCCAAATACATATTTAGGGTTTTCCTCTTCACACGCATCAACTGCGGGCTGTAAGAAATCGTAGGCCCAATCCACTAAATACTCAGCGGTTGTATGCCATGTCTTGATGGGGCCACCGCCCCAGGTTGCTCTAGGTTGCACTATGGTAATTTCAACCTCAGTGTCTTCACTACCATATCTTGATAACGCTCCCAAAGCGTAAATCATTGCTTGTTTGTTTTGATCTGGACTGACGGGATATTTACCAGTCTTTAGATCTATGACACACATTCTCTTAGGGGTTACGATAAGTGCGTCAGCGTATCCATATAGATTATCTGAAATCTCTTCCAATCTAACCTTTTGTTCAACAAGCAATCTCCCGTCAATTTCTTTAGTGCGATTTTGCACATAATCTACATAAACCTTGGCACAATCTATCATGTCCTGGTCTACCTCTATTTCAAAATCCTCTACAAATTCTTTTTTGCCTAGCCAATAATCCTCCAGGCTAACGTCTACTAAAAAACCTTTTAGTAATTGTTCAGTCATGGAATGTATTAATGTACCGACAGCAGCAGGTACTCCAACCTGGTAGTCAACCTTTGCTGCTAGCTTTGGCATCCCTGGACATTTTGTCCATTTGTCTGATGCAGATGGGCTAAGTAGTGCGTGCTTCATTTGATACCTTTGACTCTTCCTCTACCTTTAAGATCTCTTCCATGTCATAGACAACTTTTCCAGCCAACTTTACATAGTCTGGCCCCATCTTTTTATTTCTCCAGTTTTCTATTGTTCTAGGTGATCTCATCCAGCGTTCAGCGAGTTGCTTAGTATCAATAAACTTTTTTTCACTATTACTCATGTTTTACTCCTCTTTGTTTTGATTTTTATAATCATATACGCTAATATACTCGTTATCAAGCATTAATTTAAAAATATAGGAGGAATTATGAGCATTGATAATATAACACCAGAGCAATGGGATCAATCAATAGATAAGTTGGCTACAAACAACCAGGTAGGTGGCACGCACTATAACCATTTGAAAATACAACCAATTGATTATATATATGCTAATAAGCTATCCTATAACTTAGGTAGTTGTTTGAAGTACATAACTAGAAGTAAAGGAGAAAAAGAAGACAGGATAAAGGATCTACAAAAAGCCATACATTTTATCTGTCTTGAATTAGAAATGGTACATGGTGTTGATTGCGATGGTAACGACATTGGCAAATACTCTGTAGAAGTATCAATAAATGAGTAAGGTAATTATGAATTTATGCGAGTTTGAAGATCCAATTTTCATTGAGAGAAATGGAAGGAAGCCTGTATATATAAATAAACATCTGGCTAAAAAGTTTGCTGATTTCTGTGAGAACCAAAAAAAGGATCAACATAAAGTTGCTGAGTATTTAATATCTTTGGGTATTAATACTATAGAGCATTATGAAGATCCTAAAGTTCTTCTGGACATCGAAGCTCTTTAAATAGATCTTCTGTATTTTGCAACGAATCTGTTGCTTGGATATCTTTGTCTTCAACGGTTATCTGTCCTTTACCACAAGGGAAAGCAAATAAAACCTTTTGACAATTTAGTGCTACCAAAGCATACACATCTATATCACCCTTCTTATAAAACCTATTTTTAGAATGAGAACCACAACGCAAATCAAACCTCCAGTTTTTTCTAGCTTTCTCTATTTGTTTTTGTGTTTTGACCTGGCACTTGTAAAGAGTGTGGTCAACCTCAAAGATGATGTCGGCTTTAGATCCGTGTGGCATCACGGTAACGGTGTCCGAAAAAGCAGAAAGCACCGAGGCTACTAAATATTCTCCAGAACGGCCAACTCTTTCTGATTGGCGGGACATTTAACTAATTCAGCAGGCTGTTTAAATACTCCAACCTTTGTAGCTCTTCTGGAGTCATTTGTTTTTCTTGCTCTCTACCTATTGCGGATCCCAATCTTGATGCCCTGGCGGTTGGCAACACGGCTTGTTGTGGTATTGCTCCAAAAGCTCTTCTCGTTTGCCCTGCTTTTAATGCAGCCTCACCCATAAGCCTGGGTGATTGAAAAGGTAAGGTTGCTGCCAATCCTGGTTCAAGAAATGATGCTATGGCTGTCCCAGAGCCAACTGCACCCTGTAAACCTCTTGGTCGGAACTCACTTAAAGCTTGTCCAGCGAGATCTGGTAAAAGATCTGGATCTAATTTATTTAGCATGTCCAATCTATTGCCATAAGATGTGTTGACATTATTTCTCATCGTTGACTGTAATTTTCTTAAAGTAGTTCCAGCTGCACCTTTTTTATTTAATGATAATTCTTTTGCTAATTGTATTTCTAAGTTTAACGCCTCTTCATAAGGCCTCATAACATCTGCATATCCTGGTACTTGATCTAAAATTTCATTTTTTACTTTAGATCTTATGTCTGCAATAATTCTTTGCTCACCCTTTGCCTTTGCTTGTAATGGATATAGATCGTCTATTTTTCTTTTTAATATATCTAAACCTTCTGCGGTATGGGTTTTTGGATTTGATGCAAACTCATCAACAACATTTTTTACATCTTGTAATTTTTTAATTGTAGGAGTGTCGTATTTTGGTATGCCTTCATAAAAAGAATCAGCGACAAGCTCGCTCATTTGTTTTTGTATTGGTGCAAAGTCTATGGGTTGTTCCGCAAGCTTCAATCCTTTTATACCACTTGTATATTCAGCAGCTCTTTGTGATCCCATGTCTTTCAAAGCAACAAATGCTCTATCAACAACATCTAATTGCCCTGTGTCTTCTCGCATGTTTCTTATAAATCTTTCTTGAGCAGATCCGCCTGTTGCACCAGCTTTAAAAGCTTGGCCTATTGCTTCTGATCCCACACCAGTTGTTAATCCTAAAGTTTCTTTTGCTGCGGTGCTTACAGGACCAGCTACCTTTTGTGCGCCTTTTAATGATAATCTTACTGGATCTATGGCTTGTCCAACCTTACCAACCTTTTCTGCTGTAGCAGCTAATTTTGGTGCTTTTGCTGCAATAGTAGCTCCACCTGTTAATACAACTGATGCGTCAGCTAAAAAACCAGCAGGATCTTTAGCAAAGGTTTGTTTTATATTTTCTAAACCACCATATCTATTTGCAAAGTATTGACCTACAGCCCTGGCTGTCTTTTCGTCTTTTTGCTCCCCAGGTATTGCCAATTGGACTATTCCTTTTCCCAGGGCATAAACTGATTTTGCTGTTGTTATGGGTTGTAATAATGGGGTTACTATATCTTTACCAAGCTGTAGTGTGCTTCCTGGTAAATTTTGTATAGCTTGTTTTAAGACTGGCTGCTCGACTTTAGGTGCTGTAGCAACAACCTCTTCAACCTCCTGTACCTTTAAAAGATCATCATATAAAGACATTTATACTATCGCCCTCCGCTTTCTTGTTCTTTTAATAGTTTTGCATATCTTAAAATAGACTGTTTTTCCTCTGTGGTAGGAGCTTCTTTATATCTATTAAGCACCTCTTCGCTTGTCATGGATTTATATTCATCAAACAATACTGAATCTAAAATGTTGTCAAAAGTTACATCATCTTTTTCGTAACCTTTTAATGTTCCTTTGTCCATCCAATAAGCAAGTTGGTTATCTTTACTTTGTTTAATTGATTTTAATTTCGCGCTAAGTCTTTGTAGCCTAGGAATATTTAACTCTTCTGGAAGACTTTGGTTAAAAGATGCTCTTATAAGTCTGTTAGCCTCTCTTTCGGTAAACTGTGCGCCTAGTGTCTCTCTCAAAGATTGGAATGTTATATCACTAATCTCATCCAGGAACCCAACCGCTCCAGGTGCCAATACTGGTTTAAGAGCCTCTGGAATAAAAGTAAACCCAGGTCCAGATACATTTTCCTCACCAGCATATAGCCTGTTAATTTTATTATCCAGGTTGGCTAAATTTGCATCCACTTGCGCGGATCCGCTTGATACCCATTTTTCTGCTGTTTGCGTAAATCTTTCGTCAAGTTTTTTTTCTCCAGGAGTTAAAAGCAAACCACCAGATTTAGCTTTTTGTTTTGACTCTTCAAGTTTTCCCATTGCCTGCGGATCATATTTTAAAGCTCCAGTTATGGCTAAAAATTGATTTTTTAATACAGGATCTGTAATTGTTTGCGCAAAATCATAGTTTTGTATTGCAGCTGTGTCATCTCCCTCGTCCGCGGGAGCGTCTACGTCTAATACAGGCTTGCCAGTATCAACATAATAATGAATACCGCCTTGCTGAACCGTTTTCCTGGGTTGTTGTTTAAAAGACTGCATTACTGCTTGAGACTTCAGTGGTGTACTTAGTTGTTTATAAAAATTCTTTTGTGTTTCTGGAATGTCCAGGGCGTCAATTGATGCGTTTAAAGTTCTTTCATTTCTAATTCTTGCATCTTCTGCATCTTCTGCTGCATATTGCTTTTGTATACCAGATACTGTTGCGAAAGGATCTCCACCTTTTAGCGCAGTTCCTGTTGCAGAGAGCGCCATACCAAGTCTTCTTTGTTTTGCAATTGCTTGATCGTATTCCTCTTGCGTTAAAGGCGTTTTTGGTTTTCCTATTCCCATGATATTTATGTTCCTGTAGGTGCTGCTGGGTTAAAATATCCACCAGATGCCAAAGCTCCAGCTAATTTTGCTGCATCACCTAATGCTCCCAATGGTGATCCAAATTTTTCTTCAACTGTGTTTCTACCAATTAAAGCTGGCATACCTTGTATACCCTGTCCAAACAATCCTAATTGATATGCTGGGTATTGTTGTTGTCTCATAAACTCGCTGAAGTCAAAGTCTCTGCCTTGTTGCTCTAGTCCTCTGGCCAAACCACCGTAACCACCAAGTAATCCTAGTGCTTGCGTTTGTCCGCCTAATAAACCACCCAGGAGTCCAGCTTGTTGTTGTCTGCTTCTTAGCTCCAGCTCGGGGGCGAGCATGGCCATCTGTTGTTGTCTTGCTATGTCAGACTCAGCAGCTCTTTGCGCTTGCTCAAATCCTGACTGTCGTAAACCAGCAACTGTCCTGGCTTCTTGTTCTTGTAAAGGTCTTAATGCTTCTTGCTCGTATATAGTTCCTCTTGAGCCACCAAACGCACCAGATCGCATTGCTACATCTTGCGCTTGCTGTTGTTGTAAATCTCTACGTCTAGCAAAGTCTTGCTCTGTTAGGTCTATAACTTGTTGTTGGTAAGGTGATTGATATGCACCAATATCTACATCTAATAAAGATTGCACATCTCCCATTTGTGGAGCTTGTTGACCAGCCAATTGCTGTAATTGTCTTGTGGGATCAAATCCACCAAATGCACTACCAAACAAACCCTGTATACCAGCACCCATTTGCATCTCTTCTGGAGATAAACCAGCAAACCTATCTCCAGTATAACCCTGGAATGGCATGTCGGCTGCTTCTTGCGCTCTAGCTAGATAGTCTTGATAGGCATCTTTCTGCCAATCTGGTAGCGTTGCCGTGGCTTCTGTTTTTGTTTTTCCTTTACTCATAAATCTTTTCTAATTAAATGTTCTGTTACAAATCCAAGATGTTTAAGCTTTCTTGTCCATCCTTTTCTGCCACCACCGTAAAGCCTTTTGACTCCACATTTCTTTGCGTACTCTTCTATGTGTGGCAACATCGCCTCTAACTCTTTATAGTCACCACCACAAAAGAGTAAGTTCATTGCGGTGTGCTGTGGAAATACTACAAACTCTGTTACAAATGCTGCATTGTTGCTAGCCCAAAGTAGGAATATTCCTTCTCTTATTTTATCTTCTATGTCATCAATTGTATAGGCATCTTGATGTTTAACCGCTTTTGCTATAAGAGGTTTGGTTCTTATCCATTCCTCTTGCCAGCTTTCATTAATCGCCTTTTGCATACTCTACCAGGCTTGCAATGACATTAATGTTTGCATGGCTTACTTGTATTTTTAGGACCTGTCCAGCCGTTAAAACTAAATCATTTTGTAATAATTCGTCAGTTGCGTGTGCTGTTATATTGTGTTGTTTAAAAATGTAAAAGTTAGATGCACCAGTAGTTATTGATATATCTATGTTTGTTTGTTGGTTGCCGTGGTCACATACTAAAATAGACTCTACAATGGCAAAATCAAAATCCGTACCAGTCGGTGCTGTATATATTGTTTCTAAAGACGTTGTTCCAGATACAGTCAGTTTAGAATTAGTTACTCTTTGTATATATTGGGCTTTACTTTCTGGTGATATCATCTTCTACCTCTTGGTTTACCATCAACTCTTATAACTCCAACCTGGAAGTCTTCTGTTAAAGATCCTGTAATTTTCATTTGTACCTGTCTTGCGCTAAACCTTGCATCAGTATATCCGTCTGTTTGGAAGGTAAAGTTACCAAAATCTGTTTGAGATCCTAAAGGTGTAAAGCCACCAGTAAATCCTATAGTTATACCTGGCAAGTTTGCAGACTCTTCGTCTGGAATAATTTGATTTACCTGTATAACTCTGTCACCGTTGCCTATCTCTATAGGTGCGCTAGTACAAAATGGCACTTGGTTGCCTATGCCTGGTGAGTCAAACAATGGTCTTTTATCATGCTCGTATACATTACCGTTTGAGTCGCATGCTATTGGATTAGCAAACACTCCCTGGTCAATCCAGCATGTTCTATCCATAGATCCTATGGACCATACATTATCTAAGTAGTTCCAGATAACATATTTATTTGGTGTTGGTTGGTAGTCATCCCCAACTGGGAAAAACCACCATATCTCATTAAAGTCTACGTTATGTGTACCAAAAGTATTTTCTTGTGTACCAGATTGTATGTTATCAAAAATGAAATCATGCACATTTGATTTTAGTTCTTTTACAGTACCTGAGTATGTGAAAAATGAGTTCTCGCCAATCCATGATATGAAGTCACCAGAAGCAACTATGCCTCTAGGACAGATAGCCTTGCAGTTAACTCCAGCGTCTTGTATTCCATATACAAATGGAGAACCAGCATAATACATTTTATTAATACCAATATCGGTAAATATAATAACGCTGTTCTGCCACTTAACTGCATACAAGGCTCTACCACCAGTAGGTATTTGCAAGTCTCCAGCTGTGTTTCTTGCTGTTGCGGTCCAGTTGGTATTGTCTTCTCTATCGCTCCAGGATATTTTCCTAGGATCGCTGTATGAACCAATGGCTACCAAGTGTCTTTCATTGGTTACTATAATAGCCTGGCATCCTATTGGTGAGTTTGTTATTTGTGTAGCTATAGTATCTGGAGATCCTGATCCTGCATCTGGTCGCCATTGATATATTTTACCGTCACTAGAACAGCAAAATACTAAATGCTCTCCCCAGTTATCAAATGAGAAATGATCTGTTTTTAACGCAAGCGTAGACGCTGATCTTGCAACTCCATAATTCTCTTCGTCATAATCGTATGTACCATAGCCATTTGAAGTATTGACAGAATCGCCAACAAAACCCGATGGTGTGATATCTATCCAAGCATCATCATAAAATACATAAACTTTTGTTCTTGTACCAACAACCAGAACCTTGTCTCCGTCATTAGTTCTATAAGAATACATGGCTATCGGCGTGCCTGCTAGGGTAGTATTTTCAAAGTTTGTCCAACCGCCAATAGGTTTCAGATAACCGTTTTCAAAACGTACTAAATCACCATCTACCCAACGTCCTTTGTTGGCGTAATCAGTACCGTTTTTTACTATTCCTGCGGGTGGTGTGATTGGGTATAGGGCCATTGTCAGCTCCTATACTGTACGTTTCCACATATAAGCAACTATGTATGGTTGTAAGTTGTTATGCGCGCTTCCGCCACCTGTGGCTTGTGTTGACTGTGTTGATGTTGGTGAACCACCAGCAACCTCAATCGCTCCAGATCCACCTGGATTATCACTAGCATCTAAAGCATGTGTATGTGATGGAATTTCGCTAGTTGTTAATGTGTGTGTTTTTGCACCGCCAGTCTCTCCTACTGTGTCAAAGTCTGTATCAGTAGAATCTAAACCAACTACAACCTTACCAGCTCCGAAAGCTACCCATGTGCCAAAACCAAGTAATGTACCTGGATTGGTTGCACTAGTTGCATTGATATAGATAGATCCAACTGGATATACTTTTTCTAGTACGTTAGTACCATTGATTTGTAGCTCTCCACCAGTAGTATTTACATTACCACTAGCTGTAACAGTAGTTCCTGTTATTGTAGTTGCTGCAACAGTTGAGGCTGTAGTAGCACCGATAGCAGTACCATCAATAGCGCCACCGTTTATATCTACTGTGGTTAGTGTAGATGTTCCAGTTATTGTTGCACTATTTAAAGTAGCTAAACCAGTTGTTGATAAAGTAGTAAACGCCCCAGTTGATGCTGAATTTGCACCGATTGGAGATCCATCAATTGCACCGCCATTTACATCAATAGTTGTAAAAGATGCTGTACCAGTAGAGGTTAATGTGCCTGTTACTGTTAAGGTTTTATTATTACCAACATTAAGACCTACACTAGTACCTGCGCCGTTAGCAGCAAAAATACCGTCAATGATATCTAAATCATTATTTAATCTGCCACCCCATTCATTAGTAGCGCCTCCTACTTGTGGTTTTCTAAGTTCTAAATTGGTGGTGTAGGTATCTGCCATAATGTTTACTTCTTAAATTTGGATAGTATTGTATCTATCCATTCTGGTTTCTTTTTATTTATTATAAAGTATATTATCCCAATTATGATAACAACTTGAAAAAGTGTTTCCATCTACTCGCCTATAGTTTTTGTTTCAGTAGTAGGTGTTATCTCTTCAGTAATCTTAGAGTCTAAAGAAGTTTTTAAATTAGCTACTTCCTCTTCACCCATATTACCCTCAACCCAACCAGTAACTATTTCATTGGTTAAATCTTCAAAAGGTAAAAAGTCTGTACCGACATCTTCTAATGATAATGATTGAGTGCCATAAACACTAGCGGTGTATGGTACTTCTTGACCATCTACTTCGTGTGTTTCACTACTTGTTGCGTTAAGTCTCCAGTGGACGTTGTAAACTGTGTCTGTGTGATCCTCGTATTCTGGGTACACGTCTACTGTTTTACAGTCCCATTCGTATGTATTTGCCATCTTGTTCTCCTATAAAGTTGTTATTATGAAAGCTAGGAGTTCATTATACCTTACTCCGAGCCTAGTTTGCTCTACTCCGTCATCATCTTCCCAGGTCTGTGATATAAACATACCATAGTCACCTGCATCTAAACCTTCTGCTGTAAATGCATCTTGTAAGTCTTGGGCTATGACTCCAAAATGATATCTAGCTGTTTCATCAGAATCAGGATTATCATCTTTTTCTGCTACTGAATCTTGCCATCTAAACCTTCTTATTAAACCTTTACACGCTGTAGCAACTCTTTGCTCTGCATCTGTTAAGGCTTGTATGTCTTGTTTTTCGTTTCTGTCTGATGTTTGGATAGTGCCATTGGTAGCATATACATCATCAAATCTTACTGATGAGCTTCCAAGATCAATAGCATTATCACTGTCTGCACCATTTTCATTACAAGGTAAAACAGCTTTATAAGTAATGTAGGATTCAAATTTAAGACCAGTGCCAAAAGTTGATATAAAGAAATTAGACTCTGTTTGATCTAAGTGACCAATTTGCCCTATATTAGTTCCCGTATTGTCGTTAAATTGTAAATAACGACCTTCGTTACTTGAACTTTTGTTTTTAATAGTAGCTATAGCATCTGTTCCACTGCTTTTACTACCCTCTATCTGTGCTTTGCTATCTGTTGTAAATAATCCTTCTGAGGTAAATGTTCCTTCTACTGTAGCGTTTCCTGTAGATAGGAATGTGCCAGTTTCTATATTGCCACTAATTTCAGCATTTCCTACAACATGTAGTTTTTCGCTTGGCGAAGCTGTACCAATTCCAACATTTCCACCTGATGGATTTATTGCAGTATTAGCATATCCGCCACTTGTAAAGGTTTCAATAATTCCTCTTGTTCCATCATGCCTTGACCTTAATAAGGTATTGGCACTTGACCAAACATCAAAAACGCCTGCTACTTGTAATTTTGTACCTGCTTGAGGTGTAGTAGTTCCCACCAACAGATTACCTGATGAGTCCAGTCTCATGCGTTCTACATTATCAGTTCCAAAGTTTAAGAAATTATTAGACCTATTAAATAATCCTACGCCTGAACCTGCATATAGCTCTAGTGTATTTCCTGAAGTTGCATCTAACCATATTCTTGCATCTGTAGTATCTGCAACATGCAAATCAGCTAATGCATTAGGCGAAGTTGTTCCAATACCAACATTGTTTGAGCTATCAATATTAATGTTAGCTGCATTGCTTCCTGAATTTCTACCTATACTTAATAAACCACCTTCAGCACTAATATAACCATTAGTATCGTTATCAGCTATTTTTATTATTGACCTGTTAGTTCTTGATAAGACTTCTAAGGTTGCTGTATTACCACCTTCATTATTAATAACTACATTACCTGTTTGACCACTAGATAAAGTACCTACTGTTAAAGTGCCAGTTGGATTTGAATTTTTAATGCCAATATTTCCATTGGTATGAATTCTCATTCTTTCAGTATATGAACCACCGCCCATAAATGTTACTGCACCAGCACTTGACCAACCATACTGCAATTCATTAGAGCCATTTACTCTTGCAATTGTTTTAATTGCACTACTTGTATCTTTACTTCTAAGCTCTCCACCTCTTTCTAATAATATGTGACCAGCATTACCTATGTGTAATGCAGAAGCTGGTGAATCTGTTCCGATACCAACGTTGCCCGCATCTGTAATAACCATAGGTCTGGTGTTATCAGTTACGTTTCTAAAGAATAAATTATTATTAGTTACGCCTGTTGCACCACCGCCAATAGCAAATACTTTACTTCCTTGCGTATTTTCAAATAAGATATGAGATGCGTCACCTGTTGCTGTTCCACCTTTGATGTGTAATTTACCATCAGGCGATGTTTCACCGATACCAACATTGCCACCTGAAGTAATAGTTAATCTTCTTGTATTGCCTGTTTTTATACCAAGACCATGACTGGTTGTTGTACCAAACTCCATGTCTGTAGTTGAATCTACATAAGCAAAGTTTGCCTTAACTGCACCACCACTTCTTTGCCATTCAGATAATGCCACATCACCATTAGCTGTATAAGTACCTGTAAATGTTGCTACTGGAGCATTGGCAGTTGAGTTTAAAACATCTAATTTGGCGATTGGGTTTGTAGTGCCAATTCCAACTTTTCCGTATGGGTCTATTCGCATTCTCTCTGTACCCCATGCAGAAAAGGCTAATACGTTATCTGTTGGTTGAAATAGACCAGTATCATCATCGCCAACCTTAATAGCAGGTGAAGCAGCTGTTCCATCACCCGTTCTTACACTTCCTGTAAATGTAGTATTACCATTAGTATCAATAATCATTCTTACACCACTAGCTGTATCAGCTAATAAAAAATGGTTTTGATAATAACCACTCCAACCTGCACCCATTCTCCAACGAGTACCACCTGAATCTAAATCTAATTGATAGTTACCAGTATCTTTAGAGTGCAGTCTTGATGATGGTGAAGTCGTGCCGATGCCCAATCTTCCACTGCTATCTATTCTAACCTTTTCAGTATTATTAACCTGAAATCTCATGTAGTTACTTGAATGGTCGTAACCTATCTGACCAATATTCGCATCGTCAGTATCGCCAAAGTTTAAATAACCAAAACCATTTGTTGCCTGATTACTTTGGAAACCTGCTGCATTCGCAACTCCTGAAAGGTGAAGGTCTTTGAATCTGCCACTTGAATAACCTAAATCTATTGCAGCATCTCTATTTGCTCCAGTAGTTGTTGCAGGTGCGATAATGCCACTTACAAATCTTAAACCTGAATCATTCCCATAAGGAGAACTTATATATAATGCATCGCTATTAGAACCAATGCTTCCAACTATTCCACCATCTTTATAGAACCTAAGTATTTCTCCCTCTACACCAGTTTGGTTAAGAATTAAAACTGGGTCAGCATTATCAACACCTTGTTTAGCTATTTGTGTAAACCCGTTTGAGCTAACAGAAAAGCCACCACCTGATGTATTGTTAAGCAAAGTTGTGTCAGTAGTTGCCACTAACAGATTTCCTGACGCATCAAAACGCCCAACTTCTGTATTTTGCGTAAAGAATTTTAGATTTGAACTTAAAGATACGGCTACAATATCTAAATCATCCCTATCACTTGCGTTAAGTTCAATTCTACCTCTTGTAGTTCCTGCATCAGTTAGGTAGATATTATCTTCTGCTGATATAGCACCTGTAGATGTAACACCACCAACATTTGCTGTACCTGAAAGGTAGAGGTCTTTGAATCTATGAGTAGAAGCACCTAAATCTATAGCATTATCCCTTTGTCCGCCATTAGTAGTTGCAGGATAAATACCATCACCACCACCTGCAAAGTTTAATCCTACATCGTTACTAACAATATAAAGGTTGCCAAAAGCAGTACCAATACTTCCAACTGTTGCACCATCTTTGCGGAACTCTGCAATAGTACCATCTGATGTTTGTCTATTAAGATATAATGGAACACCACTAGACCTTGCTACTTGTATATGATTATCGTGTATAGCAACACCTACCCCTGTTGTGTTGTTATATAGACTGCTATCAGTAGTGCCAACCAACAGATTGCCTGATGAGTCTATTCTTGCTCGTTCTTGACCAACAGTTTCATCAGAAAACACTAATGAAAAATTATTAGAACGAACTGCATAATATCTCTGACTATTTTGTAATCCAATACCAGTTGGATTAGTAGTTGTGCTAAAAACGTGTAGCTTCTGACTTGGCGAACTTGTGCCAATTCCAACATTTCCTGATGAACCATCAATAACAAATCTATCATTTGTACCTAATTGATAGCTATCACTAATTTTAAATTTATCGCCATCACTATTATCAACACCTATTGTAAAAGGTGTCACCCCATTCAAATTAAATTGAATATTTGAGTCACCAGTTCCATCTGCTCTTATCATTACTGAGGAAGTAGTATTTCCTGTTGACCTAAATTCAGCTATATTGTGACCGCTAGGAAGGGCATGATTAACAGTTAATGCTGCATTAGCAGTAGTAGTACCAATAGCTAATTTTTCAGCACTAGCATCCCAAAATAAACCTTGAGTTGAGCCTGTGTCGTCATAGAAAGAGATGTCTCCTGTGCGGTCTATGCTTAAAAATTCTTTTCCATCTACAGAAAATTGCATTTCACTTGCACCAAACTCATTGTTAATGTCAGCACCAATTTGTAAAATACCATTAGAGTTTCTTATTCTTGCATCTGTGTTTGTAGTGCCTTCTGTTAAAATTAAATCAGAATTAGAACCTGATGAGTTTATGGTTGCTAAAGCACCATCTACAGTCAAACCATCAGCAGTTACTGTACCTGTTACGTCTATGCCTGTTGTTTTAACTCTTAGGCGTTCTGTGCCACCTGCTCTGAATCTTATATCATCACTTCCTGCAAACTGTATTAATGTGTTTGTATCTGATACTGAGCCAAAGTATTGTGAATATACAGTACCACTAGCACTTACACTTCCTGTTACATCTATGCCTGATGAGGTTGTGGCTAGTTTTGTACTATTGTTGTACCAAAGACTAGCTGAGCCATCAACACTAAATAATGCTAATGTTTCATTATCATGTTTTCTAATCCTTACACCATTATCAGAATTTAATCTTAACTCACCATCACCTGCATCTTGAACATAACTATTACTACCATCGTGGTAGATTTGTAAATCACTGCCATTACCAAAAGATGCTTTTACATTGTCAAAAAAGACCATGTTTTTATGAACTTTTAATTGTGCTTGACTTCCATCTAATTGGAAATAGGTTGCTACACCACCACTACCATCATCACTTCTAAATATAATGTCTTGGTCATCAGCATAATTTGTGATGTAAAGACCACCTGTGTAATTTTCTATATTACTATTGCTAGTAATACCATTATGATAAATTTGTATATCATTACCTGCACCAAACTGAGCCTTTGCATTATCTACAAAATTAAGACTATCTGCACTTGCATCCCATTTTAGGTTTTGTGATGTACCTGTATCATCATAGAAGGCAATGTCTCCTCCTTCTGTTATTCTAAATGTTTGAACATTTCCTACATCTATTTGAAATCTTGGAGCTGCTCCTACATTACCACCATCAACATCTAATAACGCAACGCCATTTAAATCAGAATATATATTTAAGAAAGAACTGTTACTGCCGTTTCTAATTGATAGATTAGACGAAGTATTGCCACTATTTACAGTTAACCCATCTACTGTAGCTGTACCTGTTACGTCTATGCCTGTGCTAGTTGTAGCGATTTTAGCTGAACCATTGTTGTATAGGGTTACTGCACCACCATTAATGGCTTGTAAATAATTTTGTGTGCCATTTGGAATCTGCATTTCAATATTGGCTGCTTGGATTTTTAAGTTACCTGTGCCTGTTTCTTTTATGACACTATGGTTGTTTCCAGACTCATGGTAAATTTGTAAATCTGCATCAGCACCAAACTCTACCTTTTGACTATC